ACCTCCATGTTATTGTAGATATATATCTACAATAACATGGCCAAATAAAAAGCTCAACACCTTATCCCATTTTTTTGACGCAGACCCTCTGGCCGTCTGGCCGTGCCGTGTTTGACAATGTCAAAGTCATGGCGCTCATGGAGAGCGCGCAAGAGCCGGACAAGGGGCGGTATGAGATTGCCGCGTCTACCGGAACTACTGTCCCAAATGCGGCAGGCCGCTTACAGATATGGGAGAATTCATGGCCTGGGCACTCGTATGTGATAGGGGCTGACGTTGCAGAGGGGCTTGAGCACGGCGATTACTCGGCGGCTGTTGTCATACATCATATCACGGGCAAGCAGGTAGCACAGTGGCACGGGCACTGCGACCCTGATATATTCGCACGTGTGCTGTATCACCTGGGTATGATGTATAACACTGCGTATCTCGTGCCGGAGCGCAATAATCACGGCATGGCCGTTGTGATGTCGCTGACTAAGACGCTGCTATATCCATTGGCAAAGATATGGACAGAGCGGCATATAGAGCCGCCGAACAGACCGCTTCCCCGCTACGGCTGGTTGACCACGACGGCCAGTAAACCGGCGTTGATAGATAATCTGATTATGGAGTTTCGGGATGACACGCACGGTCTGGTATCGAGAGAAATATTCCTTGAGATGTTGACATATGTCCAGGATTCTCAGGGGCGGTTTGGGGCACAGCAGGGCAGGCATGACGACCTGATTATGGCAGCGGCGATAGCAAAATACACGAGGACGAAAATAACATTGCCTGCATCGGCAGGTAAACCCTATACAGCGCCTGTTAATAATATCGAGGCGCATTTTTAGGAGGCAGCCCTATGGATAAAAGCATGTTTAAACTTGACGAAACAGATATTCAAATCGATGATATGCCGCTGTTACCACTCGATGATATGCCGCTGTTACCACCCGGATATTTAGAATCGGCAGCAACCCAAGCAACTCAGAAGGACAGCAGTGCAGGCGTGGATGGAGGGCAAGCGGCAAACCTGCGGCCTGTGGAAACCGCTGTTTCTGCCGCCCCGGTAACGCCGGTAACTAATATAGACATGTCGCAGTATATATCGAAAGAGGAGCACCAGGCGGAGATACAAAATGCGCTAAGGGCGCTTGAGGACAAGTACAAGAGCGCGGCGGCACAGCCGCTTGGGGACTGGAAAGAAAAGAGTTCATTTCTGAAAACACAGGTACCGGATGCCTACAACGACGTAGTCGCCATGATAGAGGCGGCCATAAATACGAGATTTGCCGAGATAGAGCCGTTAAAGAAGGGTCTTAACCAGGTTCAGGCAGCAGCGGCAGAACAGAACATGCAGCAGCTAGTAGCGGCAACCACTAAACATCTCGAGGCATACGGGGTAAAAGACTTTGACATAATGAGCCTGGACAAAGACCCGAATTTTCAGAAGTTCGTTACACAGGAAAATCCAGAAAGCGGCCTGACATACAAACAGATACTCCAAAACGCCCAAAATAAAGGCAAGGCCGATATAGCCGCAAAGGTCTTCGCCACATATCTCCGGCAAACAAACCCCGACGCCCGCGACGTAAATAACTATATTGGGATTAAGGGCAGCGTTAAGACCGATGTGCCGTCTCCGGAGGACGCGAAATTATACACAGAAAAACAGGTTCAGGACTTTTACCGGAACAAGGCCGCTGGTAAATTCTCAAAGAATGCAGAGCATTTGAAATGGGCGGCGTCTGAAGAGAAAAGGATAGCCAAGGCCTATAACGAAGGCAGGATAATAAGTGGCTGAGAAATATGAGCAGTTAGGGCCGCCGAAGGATATGAATCTGCTGGACGATGTAGTTCCGTCGCAATTGGCGGGGCTGATACAGAAGTCCTTTGCTGAATCAAAACTACTGCGGGCGCGAATAGACAAGATTATTATCGACGCGGAACGAGCGGTAAGCGGTGATTATGACCCTGGTAAACTGGCGTTGATAGCGCAGTTGAAAGGATCGACGAGTTTTGTCGAATTAACCGGAGCTATATGCCGCATGGCCCGTGCGATACTAATAGACGTCCTGTTTCAGCCGGGCAAGCAAATGTGGGAAATACAGGGCTTACCGGTACCGCAGCCGGATTATGAGACAAAGAGCGCGTTGATAGACACAGCGCATATCAGAATGAAACTTGGTGGATTACACCACGGCCACCACGACAAGGTAAAAGACGTCCTTGAAGACTATATCCTGCCGATCATGCAAAAAGTTGCTGAGGCACATGTCAGGGAAACAACGGCTGCCGCAGTAGAGGAAGTCTCCAATATCATAGAAGACCAGTTGGTAGAGGGTGGGTTCTATACGGCTATTGAGGAGTTTTTGGATTACTTCGTCAAGTACCCGGCTGCGTTTATAAAGGGGCCTGTGTTTGTTAAAGACAAGGCGATGAATTGGGTGGATGACAGATCAGGCGAGAGGCAGTTAAAAGGCATTGAAAAGACTATGCCGATTTACAAGGCGGTACATCCGAAGGATATATTCCCCGCGCCGGACTCGATAAGCATAGATGACAGTTGGCTCATCCACCGTGAGTCGTTGTTACCTGGAGACCTGTATGATTTAATCGGCACTCCAGGGTTTGATGAGGAGGCAATAAGGGCGGCGCTTACAGACTATCAGCATGGCTATCACGAGCAGGCACCGGCTGATATGGTATTAAACACGCTGGAGTACAGACATAACCCTGAGATGACGCAATCGAAGAAAATAGATATACTGGAGTACTGGGGGCCGTTACAGGGGCAGATGCTGTTAGATTACGGCATGACAGCAAGCGAGATAGAAGACCCTGTGAAGAGCTATGACGTATGTGTGTATGTCTGCGGCAGACATGTCTTAAAGGCGATGCTCAATCCAGACCCGTTAGGCCGGAAGCCATTTGCCAAATGCTCATATAATGAGATACCGGGACGGTTTTGGGGTGAGGGCATACCGAAGATTATCGATGACATTCAGACTGCATGTAATCAGGTGGTGCGGGCGCTGCTTAATAACGCAGCAATAGCATCAGGGCCGCAAGTCGAGAGAAGCGTAGACCGCCTTGTTTCCGGCGCATCCAATTCTATGATTCCGTGGGGAGTATGGGATGTTACAGACGTGCAGATGTCAGGGGCACCGGCAATCAGGTTTTATCAGCCTCAGATAATTGTCACTCCGCTGATACAGATATTTCAGCATTTTAAGGCGCTGGCCCATGAGTTTAGCGGTGTGCCGTCGTTTAATTTCGGCAATGCCACTGCCCAGGATACGACAAGTACAGCGTCGGGTTTCTCTATGCTGATCTCACAGACGGCAAAGAGCATGAAACTCATAGTGTTGAACATTGATACCCGGATTACGGAGCCGATTTTAAACCGGCATTATTATTTCGGGATATGGTTTAGATATTTTAAAGCGATACGAGACACTAAGATCATCGCAAAGGGCAGCTCATCACTGATAGCAAAGGAGCAGCAGTCTATAAGGCGCAATGAGTTTATGCAGACAATACAACTGCCGCTGTTTCAGGGATTAATCCCGCGTGAGGGGCTGATAAATATGATCAAGGAGATGGCGTTGTCGTTAGAGATAGACGTTGAAAAGCTCTTCCCGGAGGAAAGCCAAACTGCTGCGGGCAGTGTTGCAGCCGCGGGGACTCCCCCAAGCGCAGTATCAATCTCACCCGCCGCTAATGGCGGTAATCTGCCCGCAGCGATGAGTATAAATCCCGCAGGAGACCGGAGCTCCGGGCAGGATTTTTCGTTGTATGATCAGAGACCGCAAATACGGCAAGGAGGTGTGCGATAGCGTGTATGACAAGAATTTTGAGAAGTCTATAGCATTTGTTCTCGAAGTCGAAGGCGGGTACGTCAACAATTCCAACGACCCTGGCGGTGAGACGAAGTATGGAATAAGTAAGCGGTCTTATCCATATTTGGCCATAAAGGATTTGACGGTAGACGCGGCAAAGAAGATTTACTATGAGGATTATTGGCTTGCAGCACAATGTAAGCATCTCAAGTGGCCGCTATGCCTGGTACACTTTGATGCGGCGGTAAATATAGGTGTTGGGGAGGCGAAGCGCTGGTTAAAAGTATTAAATCAGGCAGTTGATACCACTGATATAGTCTCTAAATATATCGAGATGCGCAGGCGGTATTACACGTCATTGGCAAATAGCATTCGCACATACACGAAGTTTCTTAAGGGCTGGTTGAACCGGCTTGACCGGTTAAAGAAATACATCGAGACAAACGCGGAGGGAACAAATGGATAACAAACGGACGTTTTTAAGCGGTGTCGTATTATTTCTGGTAATCGTGTTAGCGGCATTTATGGGCGGTTGCACGACGGCACAAGTGCAGCAGGCTGAAACAGAGGTTTCGACAGGGCTTTCTATAATATCCGGCATGTTGGATGGCGTATATGCGTCAGCAGAGGTATATTGTAATTCAGGGCAGATACAGGCAAACACATGCGCTAATCTTAAGGCTGATTATATGGCTGCTCAAACAGCTATAAGCGCTGTTAATACTCTTAGCCACCTTGACAATAGCTCTAATGTGGCGGCGTCTACTCAGGCCACAGCAGCAGTCCTGAGCGCATACTTTGCGATAGCATCGGCGATAAACACGAATGGCAGGCAATGGAAGACATATGGTAGGTGACAGTTCTAAACGGCTGGTTGAACCGGCTTGACCGAAATACATCAAGTAACACAAGGAGGCCACAAATGGGGAATTTCAACATTCAGGGACTGTTGCAGGTAGGCATAGGGTTATTGTCACTGTTTGGCGCGGCGGGGCTGCCGAGGAACTATGTCGGCGGGATAACGCAGATATTAGGCGGCTTAGAGAGCATGTTTGCACATCCACACGAGGTTGGCAGTGTGTCTGCAACACCTTCTACTCCGGCTAATCCGGCAGCGACAGCAAACCAGGGCGCTTCATAAAATAACATCATATTTCATACCTCCGGGGATACCGGTGTCTCCGGAGTGTCACATTAAGGGGGTGTAAGCGATGACAGATGTTAGCAAGGACTTTTGTACTCTATGCCAAAAATGGCAGAATGAAAGATTTGACAAGCACGAAGCCGCCATTGACAAAATCATAGAGGCTATTGAAAACATGAATGAGCGCGTTAACAGTAAATTCAATAAGCTATATCTGCTTGCCGGTTGCACGTTTATAGCGCTGCTTACGAATATAGCCTTAGAAATCATAAAAAGAAAATAGCTTTATCCCAGGGGTTCTTACCCCTATATTATTTTCGTTAAGCACTCAGGAGGAATTCATATGGCAACTGGAAGTTATCCGGCAGTAACAGGTTATCCGCAGACAGGAAGCGGCGGGCCTGGCAAGGGTGTCCCTCGTATATACTCGTCTAAGCTCAATGACAAGTTCTATCAGTACAGCGTAGTGCCGTACATAGCAAATACCGACCATGAGAACGAAATCAGGGGATATGGCGATGTAGTATATATCAGAAATATCGCCGATGTATCTGTCACCGACTATGTCAAGGGCCAAAAGCTGACGTATGAACGCCCGGAGGCGCCTGCATCTGAGCTGGTAATAAACAAAGGAAAGAACTGGAACTGTGTCCTTGACGCTGTAGACAAGTGGCAGTCCGACATCAACAAATTCGATGAGTGGTCTGAAGACGCGGCGCATCAGATCAAGGTCAAGGTGGATACCGAGGTGTTAGCTGACGTACCCGCTCTGGTCAGCCCGCTCAATTGCGGTCAATACGCCGGGAAAGTTTCCGCGAATATTGACCTCGGTTATGCTGGCGCTCCTGTGCAACTGACAAAAAACAATGTACTGGATTATATACTTCAGTGCGCGACCGTCCTCGATGAGCAGAACATACCGGAGGTAAACAGGTGGATTGTAATACCTGCATGGGCTGCCAGGTTTTTGAAACTCTCAGCAATAGAGAATGTCTATGTCACAGGTGACGCCCTGTCGCCTATCAGAAACGGGCGAGTCGGACAGATAGACAGGTTTGAGGTCTATGTAAGCAACTGCATAAGCACAGTCAATGACAGCGGCGGCAGCAAGGCATTTAACGTTCTGTTCGGGCATACGTCGGGGATAACATTTGCGGGCCAGTGTATAAACATGGAGATGCTTATCTCTGAGAGTACCTACGGCACTATCATTCGCGGCCTTGAAATATACGGCTACAACGTCATCAAACCCGATGCGGTAGGACTGCTGTACTGCCATCAATGACAATTGCCGAGATCATAAGTCTGACGCGTGGCAGGCTGCGGGATAGCGTAGAGGGAACTTATTTCTCTGACGATGAGCTGCTTGCAATGCTCAACGACACGATAGAAGAGTTTTGCCGCGAGACGCTTATCCTCGAGGACAGCCAGACGCCGGAGATATGCTCAATTCCGGTTGTTGAGGGTCAGGGATATTACACCCTCGACCGCCGGATTATCTTTGTTACGCGGGCATATCTGGCAAATTATGGTCGTCTTGAGAAGATAAACGCTAAAGACCTCGACTGGTGGTATTACAAGTGGGAAAGCACGGCAGGGTGTCCACATGTGTTTATCGCAGACCTTGAGACACAGAAACTCAGGTTATATCCGACGCCTGATAACAACTACCAGTTGAACTTGTCTGTGTTTCGTATGCCGCTTAAACGCATATCGAAGGACGCTGAGTATCCGAATATGGAGCCTGAGATAAACCCGCGGCATCATTACAGCCTGATTGACGGCATTGTGTCAAGGGCGTATCAGACGAACGATTCTCAGACGTTTGACTTTAACTTTTATCAGTTGCACCTATCGAAGTGGCGGGATTACTGCCAGAAGATAAAGCAGGAAGCCAACCGCACAAGACAAACTGAAACGTCTGTCTCGATAAACCCAGGGCTGCTATGAAAGGAAGCGCCCTCGTTGAGATAGGGTCAGGCGTAGGCGGGATTAACAACTTCCTGCCACGGCAAGAGCTTGGCGGTAAGTACATCGCCGACTGCCGGAACTTCGACATAGATAACTCAGGAGCCCTGCGCTCCCGTAAAGGCTATAGGCGTGTTTATGCCGGTGATTGTCACTCGTTGTTTTGTCATCACGGTATAAGCTATTTCCGCGAGGCTGATACGCTGAAATCCCTGATAAAAACCGGCAATGTATTCATAACGGCCACACTCAGAACCGGCATACCGGCAGGCAGACGCCAGATGTGGTATGCGCCTGTCAATGACTGTATATACTACAGTGATGGTGTTGTCACAGGCGTTATTCAGGACGGCAAGTCACGGGCATGGGGAATCATACCGCCGCCGCTGCCAGTTGTCAGGTCTGCACCGGTAGGAAGCCTTAAGCAGGGTACTTATCAGGCGGCTATAACGTATCAGCGCAATGACGGTTACGAATCCGGCGCCATGGGTGTGGTTAGATTTGAGGCTTCAGGGGGCTTCTATGTTGATTACGAGGCCTCGGCAAATCCGGTATCAATCAATATCTATATCTCAACACGCGGGGCAGATACACTATATCTGGCACATTCGACCAGCAACGTCAGCGGCTCGTATCTGTATGACGGTACGGGAGCTGCGCTTAGTGTGCCTCTCAACACACTATTTGAACAGCCCCCCGCTGCCGGTCAACTGGTCGAGTACTTCTACGGGTATATGCTTGTTGCCAGTGGGAATTGCCTGTTCTACTCTGAGCCGTACCGGTATGAATCGTTTAAGTACGAATCTAACTTTATGGTGTTCGACGGCAGAATAACTCTGCTGTGCGCGGTTAAGGATGGCTTGTTTGTCGGGACGGACACAGATATATATTTCCTTCAGGGGACAAATCCTCCGGGTGTTGGTGAAGCCCAAATGATGCGGCTCAATGCTGCTGGTTACGGGGCAGTGTACGGCACACAGTTCAGAGGGAAGCCCTATGCCGATGTTGTATATTTCCTGAGCCGACGCGGTCTATGCAGGGTATTAACAGGCGGGCAGCTTGAGAATCTTACCGATGGTGTAGTTTACTTCGACGCGGGTGACAGCGGCACGGGGTATTATCGGGAACAGGGCGGCATTGAACAGTATCTTGTCTCGATGACAAAGCCGCATGAAGAGGAGTGGGATGCTTATGAGCAGCGTATCGATATGGCCCTCACGCTGCCATCAATTTACACGCTTGATAATGTGGCACATGTGAGCTTGCCGCGATTAAAAGTGGAGGAAGGATGGTTTGGCATACTAGAATAAGAAGAAGAGAGAAGGCGGTCACAGAGCGTCACAGTCAGGGTGGCTCAACTAAAGGATTTTTTCACGGGCGGGCAGTCCGCAATACCGGCAAGCGGTCTGAACTGGTTATGCTGAAGGAGATACTAAATGACCTTTCTTCGTTTATCGATAGACCCTGGCGGTGAGAAGTTTTTAAAGTTTGCCAAAAAGAAACTGGAGCAGTTGAAAAAGCGGTGGGAAGGCGCTTTAGAAATCGCAGGCGATGAATATAATTTAGACGGCTTTAGTCTTCGGATTAGCTATTCACCGTATGAAGATACTATTCAGATACGGGCAGAGTCAACCCCTGCCGTGATATACCTGATCTATGTATCTGCGAATACGGCAGGGATGGTGATAAATATAACGGTCACGCCGCCCACAGCCGGTACGGGATATACCGTAGGGGACGTTCTCACGCTATCGGGCGGCAAGGGCGCAACTGTGCAGGTCAACAGTGTAGGTGGTAACGGCAGCGTAACGAATGTATCTCTTATAACAGCGGGGATGGGATATACGAAAACGGGATACACTAGCACGACCGGCGGTAACGGCACGGGATGTGTCATAGAGATAGACACGATTTCAGAGGCAGACCCATACTATCAGCTCCGGTACGACCCGCCGCCCAATGGCATAGGCGGTGATTATCGTGTGTTGGCGTACACTGTCGATGCAGGGGCGCTGAAGGCCGCAGGCACAACGGTTCGTGGGCTGACTATCAGCGACTCCGGCACAAGCCTTGTTATCCAAAGCGGCAGCGGGGTTCACAACGCAGTCCTGGCGAACGTTTATACTTACAACGAGACCATTGATGCGGCTGAGTTTGGTAACACCGGCTGGAATAGTGTGGTGGATATATTTGCCGCGGCAAGATACGTAGGAAATCCTTATGATTACAACTGGTCAAAAAAAGAAGTTACGAATAATGGAAAGAACATCGTCAAGTATATTCCAGACAAAACCAAGATGATTATCGGCAATTCAGCAGCCCGTCACTGGATGGGGATTGGCAGTGATGGCTATATTAATCAGTGCATGTTTGGCAGAAAAGATAGTCTTCTGGGCACAGGGGTGATATCTCAGGAACTTGGGTTAATCCCGCAGCAATTCTACCAACTGTGGAAACATGAAATATCCTACAGGGTAACGCCGGAGTCCGACATTGTCACAGGGGCTTTTATAGGCGATGATTATCAGGTGGGGACGCTTGGTGTGGATTCCAGCGGTTACTCGTGGAAGCTGCATTTTCCGATTGTGGTAATCGACAAAGATAATGCCCTCGTAAAGACGGTGGCAAATTCATGGTCTAAGGGCGGCAATAAGCCGTATCCATATCAGATTAACCTTGTCGTAACAAACAGGTGGTATCTTGACCGGACTCCCCCCGTGTTTTATGAAACAACTGATACATGGAGATATGACGGCACGACTCACATTGAGGACGATGCGGTTACCCGCACTGAAATATTGACTATCGGCGGGCTTGAGATAGAGCGTTTAACCTACACTGAAACCAGATACGTATCAGGGAATGCCAGCGATGGAATCAGCTTGACGTGGACTCCCGGGGCATTTCCGCCTATGACATTAGTGAGCAGCTCCGGTGACGCCCACGGCGGGTTTGGAGATGGCGTATCGGCGGCCTCCGGCAGTATCAGCGGCCCCGGACAGTTTAATGCAACGCTTCATACATACTCGTTTTATAACCCCTCCACTGGCCGTGACAATGTCGCATGGTATAATGTCATAATCGGGATTGAGAATGAATTTACAAAGAACGGTGAGCGGGACTTGCACGTTATGGCATACGACTGTATGTCTGGATATTCAAAATCAGGTTCTTACAGCGCAACGCAGAATTTCATTGTTTTCTACAAGAAAAGCAAAGTCAACTTTTATCATCGCATTTACGTCCCAAACTCTACAGACGGCACGTGGCCTTCGGTTACAACAGAGCTGCAGAATGACCCCGTGACCACAGAATATTACATGGCATATCAGGTCAACGGCGGCGGCCTTCAGAAGATAAACATAGGCTCTGATATAAGAGTTCCTTCGTGTCAAATCAATGGCGGTTACATGGTTTATACCTATGTGGTTTATGACAAAGACGCGTTTAAGAATCGGATTGTCGGACTCATTAATCTTAAAAAGGGTACAAAGAATGAAATAAACCTGAGCGATGACGACGCAAGGCTTAACGACTTTAAACATTTTCACCACGCGGCTATCGGTGTGATTTAGGGGGCATGATAGATTACTTGACTACAAAAAATTTAATAATAGCAACCATGGCGGCTATCTGGCCTATCCAGAAGAGGAACATCCATTTGATGTTCTCTTTGCTGGCGTTCTCTATCTTAACGCTCAGTTCAGTGCGCAGCGTGCCAACTTCCTCAGTAATACGTTCGTTGATTTTGCCTGTTTCAAGAGTAATGCGCTCGTTGATTTTGCCTGTCTCAATGGAGATTCGTTCGTTGACTTTAGCTATTTCAATGGAGATTCGTTCGTTGACTTTAGCTATTTCAATGGATAAATCGGCTTTCGTAGCCAAGTCTTTAGAAATCTCTGCTTTTAGTTTTACAAGGTCAGGATCAATGCTGTTAAAAACCAAAACCAAATCATCTGTAGCCTCATCGCCTAATCTATCTCTTAATGCTCTTGGTATCGCTATTACACTCATGATATTAAACTACCACAAAAAATTATTTCTGTCAATGGAGAATAGCAATGTCTGACCAGTTTGGAACGGGTACACAACAGAATCTACTAAGCGGCGGGGATGGGGCAAAGCAGTACGGTTGGTCTTTGCTTAATTCTTCGCTGGCATCTCCGATTGATGTAAACATTACCAATGCAGGGCAATTAACTATAGCGCTAACTAACCAAAACGCATGGCTAACATCAAAAAGCGGATACCCATTCGTTTATCAAAGCGTTACGGGTGATTTTGATATAGACGCTTACATAACGGCCAGAGGAAAGGCTGCATTGCTAATTGCCAGCGACAGAAATATCTCAGCAAATGAAAATAATGTGGCAATTGGATGGTATCTTGGGGAACAGACTATCTGGTACAACACAGTAGAAGGCTCGGAAAGTGGGAGCAACAACGGGACTACGAGACCATATGTTAGGATGACGCGTGTTGGGAATGTGTTTACTTTATATGCCAAAGTAAACACTGGTGATAGCTGGACACAATTTGCTCAATATACAAGAAGCGATTTTAACAGCAATATCTTTGTAGGGTTTACGGTAATATCAGGCAACAATGGTACAGGAACGGCACAGTTTGATTATATGCAGGGCACGAACTCTGGCGGGGGAAGTGCGACAACTACGGCATATGTCACGCTGCCGCACATGAGCATTTCTGCATCAGTTGTTTCATCCGCTGTTGCCAGCGCCGCCATAACACTGCCGCATCTCGTGGGCTCCGGCGCAGTCACGCAGACGGGGAACTTCTGTGATAATCCACTGCCGATGTTCAGGTTAAACAGCGAATTTGCTAAAACTGCTGACGCTGCATTGCTTTTGCCTGCATTATCATCCAGCGGTATTACAACTAATACAGAAATATGCACGGCCAACGTCAAATTATCCATGTTAGAGGCAGCCGGAGTTGTCATAACCGGCATTGATTCGCAGGCAAATATTGTTGTCCCTGTGTTCAGCGTTGATAGTCAGACGGCGTCTATTACAAATTTAGCTCTGCCGGTGTTCTCTTCAGACAGCTCAGGGGCAGCCGGTAATGTTGCACGATCTGATATAACCTTCCCAATAATCTTATCAAATGGAACTATTATCACCAGCCCGCTCATGTCCGCAGACTTGACCATGCCGCAGTTTGGACTATTGAATAATTATAATACCGGCAATACAGGGGCTCTCTCGTGTAATATGCCGGTTGTTTCAATTGCGGTAGACGGGATTCCAGGAGATGTGGCCAGCGCGAATCTGAATATCGCCATGTTCTCTTCTTTGAATGCTGGATACGGTGAGTATGTTGGGAAAGCGGGAAATCAATTACCGAAGTTTATCATCGAGGGCGTTGTCGTAAGCGATGATTCTCTCAGTATGTACGCGACTATTGTGATAAACACTGCGACAAAGGCCGTATCGTTTTACGACGGGTTTAATTTCAATTCCTATGGCCGACATGACAGCAATACCCACTTAGCGGCAAATGCTAACGGTATATACGTAATTGACGGCGACCTCGATGACGGGCAGCCTATAGCCTGCACGATGCAGACCGGCCTTCTTGATTTCGGCATAGATAACTTGAAACAGATATTAGAGGCATACTTTCATGCTCAGGCGGTGCAGGCTCCGGTGGCTTTGAAGGTCATTGCCGATGGAGGGGCGCAGAGGAATTATACTATAGTGCCCGGCAAGCGCACATCAAGGGTATTGATGAGCCGTGGAGATGTTGGCCGCTTCTGGGAATTCACTGTTGAAGGTACAGCCCCGCTGGAAATCAGCAGCATCAAAGCAGCAATTACAGCTTTAAGGAGGATGAGATAAATGGCTTCTGATCCATCAGGAATAATAAATAACGCATACACTCAATCCAATAACACTGTCACATCTGCAGCAAATTATGCCAACAGGCTAGCCCAGCTTGCCGAGGTAGAGTTTAACATTTCCACTGTGCCAGATATGGACCTGGAGGCACTTGATGAGATGAAAAGCGCGATAAATAACATTCTTAGTAATGTCCCTTCAATATCAAATAAATTCAAAGATTCCACTGATTACGATAAGGCTGAAAAGCCAGACGATATAAGCGTTGGCAAAATGGATAAGATAAACGTGCCGGACTTCACTGATGCCGTACCTGCCGTCAACTACCCACAGCCATTGAATCTTAAACCTCTGGCAGAACCTGTAAATACATATAGTAAAACATCATACAAAATGCCGGACGCGCCGAAAACTAACATGCCGAAAGCGCCGGAGATTGCGGAGTTATCCTTTCCTGGTGCCCCTTCATATGATTTCCCGACATTCAGCGTGTTGTCTCCGGCAGATGACATTGGAGAGCCGACGAATTATTTTTCATATGATGAGGCAGCCTTTGATTCCGCGCTGCAATCACCCGTTGTAGCCGCGCTGCTGAACGATATAGCGGGTGGCAGTGTGCCCGATGAGGCGTTGGAGTATAACCTTGCCATAGCGCGAATTGATAATCAAATCGAGAAGGCTGTAAGTGATGCGAAGAGAACCTTTACACAATCGGGGTTTTCTATGCCTACGGGCGCTATGCTGTCAGCCATTCAAGCTGCCCGTTTAAGTGCAGCAAATCAGAAGATTACAGCGGTTGCTGACCACAGCCTGAAGATGAGCAGCTTGAAAATCGACAATAGAAAGGCTGCGTTGACAAACGCCATTCAATATGAATCCATCCTGCGGCAGTTCTTTGGCTTAGTCTGGGAACGTGCCCTTAACGCGGCCAAGTATCTCAATGATGCAGGCATGGCATTATTCAACGCGCGTCTTGAGAAGTACAAGGCGAAGTGGCAGGCATATTCAATTGCCGTACAGGTGTTTACAGAGAAGATTAAAGCGCTGTCTATAAGGGCTGATATATATAGAGCGGAGCTGCAGGCCGTGCAGATTAAGGCGGAAGTCGGGAAAACGCGGGTTGAAGTGTATAACGCGCAGATAGCGGCAATTGAGGCTCAGATAAAAATATACCAAAGCAGTCTCGATGCGGTAAAGACCAGCATTGAAATTGATTTCCAGCAGCTCAAGGTTTATGCAGCAGAGACAGAGGCCTTTGGACATATGGTATCAGCCCAAAACACGCAGCTTGAGATGTACAAGGCGACCATAGCTGCTGAGAATATGAAGTATGAGCCGTACAAATTGGCGTTGTCAGCATATCAGGCGCGCCTTGACGGGAAGAAGATTTCAACACAAATCGGTGAAGCGAATCTGAAGGCCAAAACAGAAGAGGCCAAGTTTAAAATAGAGCAGTACACAGCAGACATAATGAACTACAAGGGGCAGGTTGATTCCCAGATGACTTACCTGCAGCGTCTTGTAGAGCTGTATCAGGGGGATGTCAGTGCGTTTAACGCAAAGGGGCTTTTAACTGAAAAGGCTTACGGAACGCTCTATGATGTGAGAAAAACGAATGTCGGGTTTAATATTGATAAGGCCAAATTCGCACTGCAAAAGAGCGAACTGGAGCTTAAGCAGCAGATAAACCAGTATGATTTAAAGCTAAATGCAAACAAAGCGGTAGCGGACGTGTATAAGACCCTTGCGGCGGGCTTTACATCGGCAATTAATGCTATCGCAATGGTAACGCAAACAACTAAATAGAGGAGATAGAGATTATGATCACTGTGACCGATGAAGAGAAGGACAATTATAATCCACTGCCTGGTTACCGTTTTCCGTATAAACCGGGTGGTGTGCAGGATACACCAGATGACAGCCATTGGGAACAAACAACAAATACATCGCATGATGGGACACAAAGACCGGAGTATATAAAAGTTCCTGGGGAAGCCCCCGGCGTAGGAGCTGGTGCGTCGGGCTTACCGGGTGCATCGGTTACGCCTGATATGGATACGTTATACAAAAACAATGCAAAGGCGACAGAGAACCTGTCTAATGTGTATAACAACATGGGCAGCACAGGCGGCATAGGCGGCATAGGCGATACAGACCTGGGGATATTGAATCCTCTGAAGGGCATGTTTAGCACGGTGGTTAATTTAGCAAGCGGAGTAGGACAGAAACAACTTGCTATGCGCGAACTGCAAAACGCACAGCAGGCCATGTATAACCAGCAGGGGATTGATATGCAGAAGAGTAAGAATGCGGCGTTAGATAAGTACTGGGCGGGGAAGAATCAGGCATCGCAGACCAGCGCTGACGCCAATGCAGCGAATGCGCAGACGAGGGCTGCCGAGATGGACAAGAAAGCTGAAAAGACCAATAATGACAAAAACAAAATGGCGATAATGCAAATGTCCATAGACCCCAACACTGGAAAGGTTGACCCTGCAACGTATGAACACAATATGAGAGTTTTTAATGGGGAGCAGTCGGCGCAGCAAAAGCCGAAAGGACTGATAGTTGGCTATGCGCCGAATCCGAATGGTCCGGGTAGGATTGTTAAGTATGAAGATGGTTCAACAGCGGTGGTGCAATAATGGGATGGAATAATGACAACGAAACACTCAGCCAAATAACCGGCAGTACAAACACTGATGAGTCCCCTGACGAGGTAAACGCAAGAATTAACGAGTTACTTACACCTGAAGTACCTGCACCGGCGCCACAGACACAGACGCCGCCTGCTCCGATGGCCTCCACGAACCCCTCTGATATAAAATGGAACACGGACAAAGAGACGCTTGATCAACTGAATAAACAGAATAATGTTACAACTACAACCCCTTACACGGGCAGCACAGATAACATCAAGTGGAACACCGACCCTGAGACACTGGCACAGCTTAACGGGCAGGCAGCGTCTCTGAAGCCGCGTACCTTTGGCGATATGGTACAGGATATGTATAAGGGTGCTGCGGCAGAGCTCTACAGGGCAGTAGGGGCTGTAGGAAAGGCAGCAGGCAGTCAATACGTGCAGGACTTAGGAGAGAACACCGCGGCGTATCTTGACAAGAATTTTGTTAATCGTAAATCGACAATGACGGAAGATTACCATGATTTGGTTAAAGACTACTATGGCAGTTATGCAGATATACCTACACAATTTGTCAAAGGTGTAACTTTAGGGTATGGGCCGGACGCTGTAGCAACGCCCGATAACGCGGGAATTATGCATAAAGCAGCGGCTGGTGCGGCAGGTCTTATAGGAATGTCCTTGCCGCTGGCCTTTGGCGGTGAAATAATAGGGGCGGCTAAAGTCATCCCTGCAGCATGGAGTGCATCGTCAAAACTGTTAGTCAGACTTGGAGCCTCAACCTTAAGGGGTGGAATGCTTGGCGGCGCTTATGGGGCGGTTAAAAACACGGAACACGGGCAAGGCGATATATCCCGTATAACAAATGCGTTAAAAGATGCGGCATTGTTTGCTGGATTTGGGGTTGGCGGTGAGTTGATTGGTTCATTGGCGGCAAGAATATCTCCGATTGCAAAATCAGCAATGGAGAAGTTATTGGTGCAAGAGAAACTGGCTGACAGCAATCCTGACTTATTTTTGCGCATAAAAGCAGGTGACGCCGCAGGAGATGCCGGAAGATATATAAATCCAAAGGACATAGGCGATTTAGAGACATTTAAGTTATCACAGCTTACAGCACAGGAACAGGCGGCGATATCGCTTGTAGGGGCTGGCAGGGCTGCGACATTAGGAGCCGGTGCCGGAGCGGCAGAACCGGCGAAGGACTGGAAGGAAAGAGCCAGGAATATGACCGTAGGGATGTTTACGTTTTTCCTGCAACACTTCGCGGCCCCCAGCGCGTATAAAGGTCTTGTGCCTGGGATGGGCAGGGAAAGAGTTTCGGTCAGCACACAACAGGAAAAGGCTGCTCCGACTGAAGGCACAGCGAATGAAGGGATAGCAGTCAAAGAGATTGTTGGACATACGAATGAATTACCGGCAGGCGGAGCGATGGAAATGCCGTCCTCAATTCAGGATATGTTAAGAGCAAAACTGAGCGATGAGGCAGCAAATAAAAACAGACCTGATGATTTTACACTTGCGTTACAGGACGCGACAATGGGCGGTACCCCGAGAAGACCTGCACAAAATGCTGAGTACACACCTTTTGAAGAGGAACTCAATAAAAGAATCAAAGACGGAGCGCCAAAACAAGGGTCTGCCAACATGCCAATTACAACGGCTGTAGAGCCTGCAAGAAAAGGTGAAATACCAGCGTCTGATTATTTCCAAAATCCGGAAATAACAACAGAAAACATGCAGTTAGCCAACAAGAAAGCCGATATCGTTGATACCTTTGGTGGTTTTACGCAAGGAGCTGATAGGTTATTGTTAGACCACGGTTTTTCGCAAGCGTCCATAGACATACTTAATACAAAGGAAAAGGCTAACATAACAGAACGACTACAGAAGCAAGACGTAGAAGAGGCTGCATCCCCTGACAATAAAGGTAGTCAAGCAATAGAAACCAGAGACCATTCACAGGTATCAGCGGAAGAGAAGGCGGCCTATGCACAGGAATTACGAAACAAGTATGGGCAGCATGATGATGCCACGATGAATACCTATAAAAATTGGCTGATGGATGACGGCTGGAAATTTCATGACGTACAAAACATGACCCCAGATGACATACTTTGGAATATATCACATAAAATAAAAGGGCGTGAAATAAAAACCGAACCACAAAGCTCAAGCGCGCCAGACACTACAGGAGCTCCAGTATCCGAAGGCCAGAGACCCGACATGCAGAAGCAGCTAGAGGCGCTAGGGGTGAAGCCACAGTCGAATGATTGGGAAGCGTCTGCATATCCTGAAAAGGTTAAATATATAACTAAGTTGATAGAGAGTGGTGGCGGCGGAATGCCAATGTCATATGAAGCTGCTATGGAGAAACTGTTTAAACAAACAAAAGAAAAGCCTGGGGCATTACAAAGAGTTGCTTTGAGAAAAGTGTCACCAAAAAATGTTGAAGAGATAAGACGAACTGCAAAAGAAAAAGGTGTAGATATTGACGTTACTGGCTATACACACACCATCGACAACTCATTCATAAACCATGCACTTGGTGAACATGACAATATAGCATCGGAGAAATCACGAGGGCTTGAGGCTATTACAGAGAAAGATATTTATCGAATTCCTGAAATAACGTCAACACCTGATAAGGTTGAATATCTCCCAGAAACAAAAAAAAGTAAAGCAACAGTTCTATATATAAAGCGCATAAATGGTGAAGTTTACTATTATGAAGAGATTAGACATGGAAGGAAGGAACTTGCAGCGGCAACACTATTTAAAAAGAGGACTGCGCTCGGCGAGCAAATGCCCCAAGATGAGACCTTTCTCACACAGCCTAACCTGCTCCGAGGCTCCTCTCTTGATTCTAATATACCACAGCCAACCGAACCTGTCAAGCTCGAAAATGAACAGGCGCAGAGCAATGCTGGAGAGGTGGCTGGGAAAGCCGAGGTTAGATCAGAAGGCGAACCTGTCAAGGACTTGAAGACACCCAACGGAGAGTCCACCGAGTTTGCCCTCGGCTCACGCAAGGACGCAAAGCGTGAACATTCGCCTGCTGAAATCGAACAGGCAAGGCAAGGGGTAATCTCCGAAATCAAACGTATCCTGGGCGATAACACAAAGGCTGAGGGGTTTAAAGGCAACAGACCGCCCGGGCTTGACGAACAGTTAGTTAAGTTAGGGGTGAAGGCGCATGGTATGAATGTTGATTTAAGCAAGGTGGACGTTAAGGGCATGTACAAGCATTATTATGGCGATGACGGCAGGCTTCATCATGTCATAAAGTTTGCGATGACAGACCCTGTGGATATGAAAGCGACCGGCTATCACGAAGTCGGCCATGGGATATATCGTACATTAGAGGCCATAAACAGGGAATCGGATATAGATATACTTGAGAATGCGTATAAGGAAAGCGCTGCGAAAAACAATACGAACGTAAGGGAAGAGATAGCGCACGCATTCAGAGATTATGCGATTGGCAAGGAAAAGCCGCGGGGATTCGTACAGAGAATCTTTGACAGGATTATGAATTTCATAAATAAGCTGAAGGGCTACTTTGTCAAAAATGATATTAGGACGCCGGAAGACATATTTGGAGAGGCGTATTCAGGGAAGCTGCAAAAGGACTATGAAGGTCATATGGCTGAGGAAGACAGACTGTTTGCAGAGTATGACAAGTTTATGGAGCAGAAAGGCAAGAGGGACAGCTCTGATACGCCGGAATTTTCCTTAAAAGAAACGCGCGGCATAGAGATAGAAGACAAAGAAGTGGAAGCGCGGCTTACGGAGGCCAGAGGAATAAAAACACTGTCTCTTCCATACAGAATCAAGCAGACATTAACACAGGCAGGGCAGGAGTTTACAAGGCACTTCCCGCTGTTAAGCTCAAAAAAGGACGGGGCTGTAATAGACATATTGAGGCAATACGAGAATGTGCCGTCTTACGCACGTACAAAGGCCGTAGATGAGATGAAAGTATTCGTGCAGGGCTTAGGCAAGGAAGACTATGCGGTATTTGAAAGGAAGTTGATATTTGATGATTTAAAGAAAGACATCGGAGACGCGGAAACCCCCGGGATACTATGGGATAAAGAACTTCCGTTTGGTTTAAAGTCTAAAGAGCAGGTATCGGACTATCTCGATAACAAGATAGACCCGTACATAGAATCACATCCGGCCTTGAAGTCGGCGCTGCAAAAGAGAAATGAGCGTATGATTGACATCAAACAGCAGCTTGTAGACAACAAATTGCTCTCAGAAGGCGTTATGAAGGATGATAGATACTTTCATCATCAGGTGCTTGAATATATGGCACTAAGAGCTATGGGCGAAGCGGTCTACACGGGCACGTCTGGGGAAAGCGTAGGTCTGCGCAAGAAGGGCTGGCAATTGGCAAGAAAAGGCTCGGCAAAGGATTTTAACACCAACTATCTTGAGTCCGAATATGAGGTATTAGCCCAGTCTATTTCTCAAATAGAGACAGCCAAGACGCTAAAAATACTTCAAAGCGAAGCCGACATATCCGCAAAACTGAAAGAAGAGGCAAAAGCGCAAGGGATAAAGGATTGGAAGGAGTTGCTGCCTGATGATTACACCTTGTGGCAGCCGGAGAAAGGGAATCATTTTTATCGCGCGCAAACGATAACTGACAAGGTACTTGAAGATATTGCGATAGGCGGAGAGATAGATAGAGGAGATATGAGGACAGCCTTTGCGATGGGCCGCCTGAAAGAACAGTGGGCGATACCGAAGCGCCTTGCGCGCACCCTTGACAACTTCAGGGATTTTAAAGACGAGGGAATGCTGTCTAATGCGTCTGCAAATATTCAAATCACTTGGAAACAGTGGATATTAATGAATCCTTACAGATTATTAAAGTACAACATGAACAATATGAGTGGTGACATTGATATAGTCCTTGCGTATAATCCTGCGATAATGAAATACACCAAACAAGCGACAACAGACCTATGGCATCAATACAAAAACAGAGAATTGTCTCCAGAACTAAAGGCCGAACTCGACAATGCAATGAAAAAAGGGGTAATAGGCTCTGGTATCAGTATATCGGAAATCCCTGATATATCAAAAGAAGGCATATTTAAGATGCTCACAGGCGAAAGCGAGAATGCGGCGGTGCGCTGGGTTGGTAAGGCATGGCAGACCTCGAAAGACTTAACGACTTTGAGGGAAAACATTATGAGGCTGGCGTCATACCGGTATTTCAAAGACATAGTTAAAGACAGAAGCGACGTCTACGGAGCGTCGAAAAAATCAGAGATAGACGCAATAAAGAATCCCGACGACAGGGCGGCGAAGCTGGCACGAGAGCTAATCGGCGACTACGGCAATGTGTCCCATGCCGGGCAATGGATACGCAGGCATATGATACCGTTTTACAGTTGGCTTGAGGTCAACGCGCCCCGATACGTGAATTTAATGCGCAATTTGAAGCACGAGGGCAGGGATGCGGGGAGTCTTGGCGGCGTAATGGCATGGAAAGTTGGGAAACTTGCACTAAAAGCCTCTATGCTGTACGGGGCAATTTCGATATGGAATGCGACAATGTTTCCCGATGAGGAGAAAGAGATTGGCGAAGGCGGCAGGAAGCAATTACACGTCATATTAGGCAGGCGTTCGGACGGGAGCATACTGTCTCTACGACTGCAGGGCGCTTTGTCGGATGCACTGAGCTGGTTTAACCTTGAAGACTTGCCTAACGACGTAAAAGACGTGGTAAGCGGCAAAGTGCCATTGAGCAAGAAACTTACAGAGATGTACAAGGGGCCGGTTGAAAAGGTGTTTCAGGGTATGCGTCCGGTGGAAAAGAGTATGATAGTTGAGCCGCTCATGGGCAGGAGCTTCTATCCCGACATGTGGAGTCCACGTCCGATTAGAGACAAGTTACAGCACATACTTAAGACATGGTCTTTGGATAACATATATGATTGGGCAACGGGAAAGCCGAAGCGCGGCGGGGACGTTACGGGGAAGTTAGTGAATGATTTAGCGGGGCTGCTCACATACACGACAGACGCCGGGGAATCGGCATATTACGATACAATCAAGATGACGAGAGACTATCTGGAGAAACTAGGTGAAGAGAAACCTACGGCATTGCCTACGTCAAGAGGGACAGCCTTGTACTATTACAAGCAGTCCTTGAAATACGGAGATATAGAGGCAGCAAGGAAATACCTTGATAAGTATAAAAACCTTGGCGGGAAGATGAGCGATGTCAAAGCAAGCATAAAACGTGCAGACCCGCTTGCGATGCTGCCAGCCAAGTACAGGGACAAATTCATGGCCGGACTGGACGCAGAGGACAGGGCAAAGATTGAGAGAGCGAAGCGGTGGTATAGGGAGACGTACTTAGGGAAAGAGAAAATGCAGTTGCAGCCGAATATACCTGCGGACAGACAGGCTGCGGTACTGGAGCAAATGAAAAAGCTGGGGGTGGGGAAGTAGCCGCTCCGCATTAAAGACATAGTGGAAAATGAACCGGCTTATTTTATACCATGCAATCTATTATGACATCGCCTGCACACGACTAATAGATTATTTATATGGTCATTTTGATATCCATGCTTAGGATATTTTATATGATGAACATCGGAATAGGGCGCTCTACATAATTCACATTTATAGTTTGCGGGTCTGTTAACTAAACTGTGTCAGGTCCGGTTTTAGCCCTTAACATCAATGTCCAATAATAACCTCCCTTCGAAGAAAATGGCAAGCTGAGAAATTGTCTGACCCCAATTTCTTAGTGGCTGAGTCCATTTCTCCGAGATTTTTTGTACAGCCAGGTATATGAGTTTCAAGAGGGCGTTTTCGGTGGCAAAGGCCCCTTTGGTTTTAGTAACCTTGCGTAGCTGGCGATGGAATCCCTCGATAACATTGGTCGTGTAGATTATCCGGCGTATATCCAGCGGGTATTTGAAGTAGTTGGACAGGTTATCCCAGTTGGCCTTCCACGATTTGATTACTATGGGGTACTTCTTGCCCCACGTCTCATCAAGTTCAATGAGTTTGCTTTCAGCAAGGGCTTTCGTGGCTGCCTGATAGACCTTTTTCAGGTCTTTTAGAAATGTTTTCTGGTCTTTAGAGGCTATATACTTGAGAGAGTTGCGTATCTGGTGAATAATACAGAGCTGAATCTCAGTCTCAGGAAAAATGGTGTTTATGGCGTCTGGAAAGCCCTTCAGCCCATCAATGCAGGCGATAAGAATGTCCTTGACCCCACGATTGGAAAGGTCACTAAGTACTTGAAGCCAGAAGTTAGCGCCTTCAGCCTCTGACATGTATATGCCCAGAACTTCCTTATAACCCCTCTGATTTACACCAAGTATGGTGTAAGAGGCGGTCTGGACTACCTTTCCATCCTCTCTCGTCTTATAGTGAATGGCGTCCATCCACACAAAGGGGTAAACAGCCTCCAGTGGTCTGGCCTGCCACTGCTTCACTACCGGCAGTATCTTGTCGGTTACGCCACTGAGCGTGGCATCTATGCCGTAGAGTTCCTCAAGATGCTTAGAAATATCACTATAACTCATTCCAAGTCCATAGAGGGCAATGACCTTATTATCAAGGGCATCGCCGAGATAGGTCTGCCGCTTCTTTACGATTTCCGGCTCGAAGGTACTGTTTCTGTCCCGTGGAGTTTCGAGTTCGAAAGCGCTTTGGTCGGTTCTTACAATCTTCGAAGTTCTGCCATTGCGCCTGTTTTTGGCGCTGTCAGTTTTTAGATGCGATTCAATTTCCCCATCAAGGGCGGCCTCAAGTATCATCTTTATCAGTGGGGTTAAGATGCCTTCTTTGCCGTTTAGCGGTTTACCAGACTTCAATTGCTTGATTGCCTCTGCCTGGAACTTAGAGAAATCAAACTCTTGTAGATCGTTGCTCATGTCAATCCTCCAAATATCTTTTTCCTGAGCTTGAGTGCTCATCTTCCCCCCTCGCTCTACTTATTATATAGCCGCAACGTAGGGCTTGTCACCCGCAGGGGCGTAACGAAGTGAAGCAGTTTGCTCCTTTGCAAACTTGACATGCCCGTCTAAGTGTAGGCTACTTTCTTTCAGAGCGAGAGGGGATAGCCATTAGTCATCAGGCGATACACACTCATAGCACAGTACCGCCTCTCTTCCTTTCGCTTTTTTAGGATTGACACAGTTCGTTAAACAGTCTCTGGAGGTATGCACTGGTGGCACAAAAACCGCATCGTTGATGGTTGCTCCGCCAATCCAGTTTTGGCTGGTCCTGAATTCGCCAGGTAGTTTGTGCTTGCCGCGTACACCTTCCAATAAGGTCTTGTGGGCCTCCTTAATCAGGCGCGCAGAAAATGGAAGTGTATTCAACTTCTCGATAGACCTATTCATTGCTGCCACATAGTTCTGCACCTCTTCCCATTCATCCCTTTTGTCCAATGCCACATTCTTCTTTTCCAGAAGGGCATCCTCCATGTTTGTCTGAGTACCTTCTATCTTGCTTGATTGGGTGGCTTCCTTAAGCACGTGCATACTGATGAAAAGGTTTATATTGGGGATGTAGTCTGAATACATATCCAGACGCCCTAGTTCTCGATCCGCCTGCCCGAGCAACTGAATCAGTTCCATGTTGTCCAGCGCCCAGGCCCGGTTGATTGGATTGGGCTGAAAACTTTTATAAAACCCTTGTTGCACATAACTACCAGACTGAAAATGTTTCATATGAACATCCTTATGCCTCAGATTAAAATAATCATTGTCGTTATTTTAGATTATCATAGAAAACTAAAATAACGCAACCATTTATTTCAGTTTTTCTATCAAAACCGAATCATATGAAAGGGTATCAAGTTTGGAGGTGGGCGGAGAGAACCCCTCCGCCCGATGTCTAACGAAAAACATTCTGGACCCACAGACGCAATATAATAACACGAACCACTCAATCAGGCAAGCTCAGTTGAAATATCTTGGGGTGAAGAAGTGAGTGTTTTGACCGATGACAATAATAAATTTTTGTAAGTAAAATAATCAGTAATTTTTATTTTAAATTGTGTATAATACCACCACTGATGACGGTCAAAATACCACAAAAAAAATGTCTGAAAACCCGCATTCTACCGTGCACAGGGTTCAAATCCCTGCACCGCCACTCCACGAGTTTTCCTACGCTCTTCTGAGGTAAGCTGAAAAAGTGGACACCAAAAAAGAGTAAAATAAGAAACTCATATGGAGGTGTCAAATGGAAAGGGTTCCTAACGGGAAGTACACGAAGGAGTTTAGAGAAGAGGCGGCAAAGTTGGTGGAAGAGAGTGGACT